CTTGCTATTATACTTGATGGTGAAATTGTTGTACCACCAACAGAAGATGTGACTAATAATTGTGATTGTGCAGTTGAACCAACAGGTCTTGTTATAACCATAGAACCTGTTAGTACAATATCATTAACAGCAGAACTTGATATGAATAATGCACCTGTGATTGTTTGGTTACCTATAAATGTATTTGAACCTGTTGTTGCAAGTCCAATTTCTGATATTGATTGAGATATTGGTTGATTTGTTGAATTACCAATCCATAATTTTCCTGTTTGTAAAGTTGGTAAAGTTGCAGGACCAGGATTTAATACCAATCCTTTTCCACCTGTCCCACCTTTTGTAACCACACCTAATAATTGTGTAATTGATGCACTTCCTGATGGACGAGATGTTGACCATCCTCCACCTTCAGCAACATATACAGCGTCACCAGCATTATAACCAGTTAAATTCATTCCTTCAATTAATCCTAATACAATACCTCTTGTATCTGTATTTGAACCGACAGTATCTAAAGCAACATATGTAACAGGCATCTTAGCCGCATTACTTGCATCCGCTCTATATACTATTGGTTTAGCACCTTGTGAACCTGAAATATATAATGGGTCACCTTTTGTTATTGCTTCACCTGAAAAAACATCTTCTAATATTGCATGAACATCGTTAAAACTTAAATTACCAGTACCATCTGTTCCTATCACTTGTCCTACTAAACCATCAACAATTGGGTAAGTTAAGTTATTTAAAACAACTGAACCTGTTCCTGTTAATGTACCACTTACAATTAAACTACCTGTGATTGATTGAGTTGTTGATATTGAACCTGTGGTAATTACTCCAACTGCCGCAACTGATGGTGCGTAACTTGCTGATACTGCATTCTGTGCTTGAGATGCACTTACAGCAAAGTTACTGAATGAAGCACTTATTGTATTTTGTGAGAATGATGATGAAATACTATTCAATGAGTAACTTGACGAAATAGAAGTATCTGAGTTTACAGAATGTGAACTACTAATTGCGTTTTGTGCAAATGATGAACTTATTGAGTTGTCAGTATTAATAGAATGTGATGAACTTACAGCATTCTGTGCTTGACTTGATGATAATGCATTCTGTGCAAAACTTGATGATATTGATATATCTGAGTTTACAGAATATGATGCTGATAGTGCATTGGTTGCATAAGATGCAGATACCGCTTGTAAAACATATGATGCTGTATCAGCATTCTGTGCTTGAGATGAACTTATTGCAAATTGACTAAATGAACTACTTACAGCAAAGTTACTGAACGAACCACTTATTGTATTTTGTGAGAATGATGCTGATGTTGCATTCTGTGCAAATGATGCTGATTGAACATTATCAATTGTAAATGTACTAGTTGTTCCATCACCTTTACTAACTACTATAGTATCTTCTGTTGGTAATAATAATGATACATCTGAAACTAAACTTCCTGTATTTGTTGTATCAGGTGCGTATGATGCTGATAACGCTTGTGTTGCATATGATGCTGTACCTTGTAATGACCCTGTGAAGTTAGTTGCAATAACTGAACCTGTTACAACTAATGGTCCTGATGGTAAGTTAACTGTACCCCAAAGTGTTTGTGCTTCATCTCCCAATATGTTTGAACCTGATGAGAATATAACTGATGATGTTTGATATATTGTTTCTAAGTAAGTAATTGATGCTGATAGTGCTGTAATTTCTCCTGTAACATTTAAACTTCCTGTTATATTAACACTACTATTTATATTTTGTTGACCAACGAAGTTATTAGAACCTGTTGTTGCATAACTACCTGTTGCACTAATTAACGAATTAACCTTACCATCATTACTACTTGTATATGAATTGAATGAACCTGTGTCTAATTTCGTATTAACTGAACTTGTTGTTGCAAGTCCTGCAATTGTATTGTTCTGATTTAAATCAGTTAATGCTATGCTTTGCGATAGCGAAGTAAGCGATGAAGTAGTAGCATAAGAACCAGTGCTAGCGATAAGTGAATTAACTTTACTATCATTTGAAGACGTATAAGAATTGAAACTACCTGTATCTAGTTTCTGATTTATTTGGTTTTGTAAAGAACCTGTTGCAGTTTCTAAACTACCTAATCTATTATCCTGACCTAAGTCAGTTACTGCAATTGATTGAGATAAACTTGTTAAAGATGATGTGGTTGCAAGTGAACCAGTGATACTCTCAATTGAAGTTAATCTATTATTCTGACTTAGGTCGGTTGTTGCTATTGAACTTGATAAAGATGTTAGTGAACTTGTTGTTGCATAACTTCCTGTTGCACTAATCAATGAATTAACCTTACTATCGTTTGAAGATGTGTAGGCATTAAACGATGATGTGGTTACATAAGAACCTGTATCGGTATTATCTGGTGCCCAACTTGCTGACAATGCTTGTGTTGCATAAGAAGCGGTTCCAAATAAGGAACCTGTAATATTAACAGATGATGTTGATATTTGGATAGGTAAGTTATTTCCTAAACCGTCCTGTGTGTATTGTAATGTTCCAGTTACACCAGTTGTTGAGTTTGCAAGTTTAATTAACCCTTGATAGGATTCCGAAACATATAGATTGGTTAATTGTCCCATTATATATTAATATTTTTTTTCATTTTATGTATTTTTCCAACTTGTTGATATTGTGTTCCATAACTCAGCCAATTCATACCATTTTTTATTATTGAATGGAAGTTCAGGAAGAACACATCTGTTATAATCAAATGGTTGTGTGATAATTAAGTTCATTGTCCATCCACCTAAAACTGTTTCATAGTTTTCTAAGAATGGAGTACAAACAATATTCCATTCACATTCGTACTCTGATAAATACAACACTGTAAATACGTCTTTACATATCTCAAGTGTGTCACTCATTACATCTCTTTGATCGGAATAATCATTGTTTATTTGGTCCGTTATTATTATTTGGAAGTTGTATATCAACTCGTTTTGTGCTAATTGTACCTGACTTGGAACCATATACATTTTTGTATATATAGGTTCAACCTCTGTCTTAATATCATTTGTCAACTGTTCTATATCACCAAAACCAAACGAATTAATTTGTTCGTGTGCTCTAGCAATCTCATCAAAGTCTGATATGATTTGTTTGTATGTAACTTCATTTACTGATGTTGGTAACGTTAATCCTGATATTGGAAGTACACAAGTGTTATAATCAAATGGTTGTTCTATGGTAATGTTCAATGTCCACCCACCTAATACCGTTTCAAATCGTTCTAAGAAGGGTGTGGCGTTAGGTCCCCATAGTGGTTCGTAGTCTATACTGAATCCACCAAATGTTGCTGTGTATGATTGATATAAAATGGTGAATATGTCTTTGGTAATTTCCAAAGTATCCGACATTACATCCTGTTGGTTTGACAAGTCACTATTAACTTGGTCTAATATAATAATTGAAAAGTTATAGTCCAATCTATTTTGTGCAAGAACAACTTCGCCAGGTACCACATACATTTTTGTATATACAGGTTCCTGTTGTGTTTCTATGTCCATAGTGATTTGAGTTATATCACCGTACCCAAAGGAATTGATTTGTTGGTGATTATAAGCAATACCACTTAAATCTTGTATTATTTGTTTATAGTTGACCATTAATAGTAAATATAAAATTATGAAGGATGTATTATGAATTATTCATTTTTTTCTGTAACCTTTCCTGTTCTTGGTCATAATTGATTAGATAGGACAACTGATTAAGAACTTCCATTATGTTTTTCTTGTAGATGTACTCGTGCTTTGTAAAATCATTTCCTGCAAGTTTGTTGACGACAATGAACCACCCATAGACTTTTTGAAAACTATTGCCCATATCATCTTCCTCAAACGCCAACCTAGCTTTATCTTCGTCCAAATTGATAAGGTCTTGATCGAAGACAGCTGGAAATAATTTAAATATCTCTTTGCGTAGTTGATAAAAAAAAACTGTGCTCCAAGAACAATCTTAATATCTAACTTCTTTTTGAACAGTTCCGCCCTGACTTTCATACTATCTATATCATATTTTTCTATGTCAAAGTCGTGTTCTGACCTAATATTAACTATTGGTCTGTACATAATTGACATTAATATGTGTAGTAAATCCAATAGTTCACTCTCTTTTTTGGTTGAGATGGTATCCATATCCACATATTCTGCAAAGGTTAGGTCTTGCCACTTAGGAAAAAACCCATAAGTTACCCCATCAATCTCAAATTTATCCACAAATTTAGGTTTACCTATAGGGATTAATGTCATTATATGTGATGCAAGGTAGTTTACCTTATCATAATCTGACTGTAATAGGTCCTCCATTGGACATTCACATACAATACTAATTAGTTTTGCTGCAAAATAATCCTCTTCAAAAAAGTCTTTGACCTTAAAAATCTTTACATAACTATCTATGTTTATTATATCGGGTAACGTGTACTCCTTTTCTTCTAATTTAAATTTTATCATATGAAACTAATTGAATATTTTCCTGTTGATTTAAGGTTCTTAACCTCAAAGTACATCCTCATCATAAATGCATCAGATAAATCGGGTGATTTACCGAGTATCTTCTTCATCTCATCTTTGGACATTACTGCAACCTTATTATCTTTATCTATGTCTTTTAGCTTAACTGCTAATAGTTCTTGTGTTAGTTCATCAATCACGGATGGTTCCATTACATTAATACTAATCTTACCTTCTTTAAATAGTTCTGATAGTTTAACATAACATTGGGATTTTAGATTGATGAAGTTCTGTTCGTGTAATGCTTTAGAGTTGTTGACAAAGTTTGATCCCCTGATAATATCAGCAACTCCTCCCCCAACACCGTCAGAATCCACAATCACATTCGTAGGATGGATTCCGTACATCCTCATTATATCCGTTATTTCGGTAGATAATTCTGTGGTTGATAGTTTGGTATAGACTTTAACTTCTAAGACAACCAGTCCACTCCAAACAATCACTACGGACCTATCACTACCGAACCTTGCTACGTCAACTGACAAATACTTCTTGTCTGTTGGTTGTGGAATAAATTTAAATACTGATGATGATATGTGGTCAAAGTTAAACAGACTATCGTCCTCTTCCATATAGTTCCAATCTCCTTCAAGTAGTCTACGTCTTTGTGATGGAGGTAATGACTTTAACATCTCAATATATGATGCTGGTAAGTGTGGGTTGTCCATTGGTAATGCTGGTACAAATGCTTTGGTTGGGTCTAATGTTTCTTGTATATACGGAATGTAAAACTCTTTCTTCAACCATACTTGACCAGGGTTACAAGTCATTAACATCTTTGGTTGTAGATTATACTCCGTTAGTTTAAATCTTATACGTGATTTAAGTATGTTGTATGCTAAGTAACTAATCTGTGCTGCTTCATCAATGAAACAAGCTGTAATTTCAATACCACCTAATGAATCAAAGTTGGGGTCTGATGGTTGGAATTGTAGGTCCTTTAATATAATCTCAGACTTATTGTTAAATGTTATTACATTGGATTGTCCATTGTAAACATAGTGTTCCCCTGATTTTAATCCCATCTGTTGTAGAACCTCAAACAAAGTATTAAGGGTTGTTAGTTTTAATTGTTGTAATACTGTTCTACCAATTAAACATCTAATACCATTATACTTTAAACAAAGTGTTGTAACCCATAGACAACCTAACCAACTCTTTCCTGCACCAGCTGAACCTCCGTATAAAACAATATTCGTTTTATCATCCATCAAGAGTTTCCACGCTTGAGATTGTTTCTTTGTTAGATTAATATCTATCTCCATAGTCAAAAACGAAACATTACTAACATTCTTAGTAAATTTTTTTAGTCCTCTGTTATATTAATATTAATTGAGATGGGTTGTCCACCTGAAGTTAAATCTATCTTCTTTGGTGCATCCATTCCTAATATCTTTGTTATGTCCCTGAGAACTTCTGATTCAACCCTTCTGTTACCTGATAGTCTACAACGATTTAAAAGGTCATACATACGATTTAATTGTTCGGATAGTATTTCCTCTTGGTTCTGTGCGTATCGTTCCTTTAAACGGGTTCTA